ACCCAACAATGTATTACAGATAGATTTAAATCATTTTAAACATTCAGGTCATCATGATGTAGTAAGAAAAAGTGATAATGGTATATATAAACTTTATGATTTAACAGATCATACTTTTGAATTTGATGATGCGGGGGAAGATGTCTATTGTGATATCATATGGATGATTGACTTTGAAGATATCCCTCAAGTATTCAAGAGTTATATAACCGTCAGAGCCACGAGGATGGCCTCTAACCGCATGGTAAATAACGGTCAGGCAGCTGAACTCATTGCACAAGATGAGAGCCTTGCAAGGGCTTTAGCAACAGAGTATGACTGTAAGCAAGGAGATTATAATATCTTCCAAGACTCACGTTACCGCCATAACCCAAGCACCGTTTACCGTCCATATCAAGTACTACAGAGAAGGTAATGCCAACAGTTAATCAACGTATCCCAAACTTTCTAGGAGGAGTATCACAACAGCCAGACTCAATCAAATATCCTGGGCAGCTAAGGGTATGTGATAATGCTGTACCTGATGTTACTTTTGGTTTAAAGAAACGTCCCGCAGGGGAGTTTGTAAAAAAACTAACTAACGCAACAAGCAATGGTTACTGGTATGAAATCCTAAGAGATGGGAACGAAAAATATTTAATACAAATTACACCAGGAAATACTGGTTCACATCCTATTAGAGTATGGGCTTTAGTAGATTTAGAAAGCGGACAGGCAGCTGGTACAGAATTATCAGTAACTAATAGTTCAGGTGATTCTATCTATGCTTATTTAGCTGGAGCAACTAAACAGTATTCTATACAAACAATTCAAGACTATACTATAATTTGTAATCCACAGAAAACTGTAGGTACTACAGGTGTTACTGGTAGTCCTATAAACTCTGGTGATTATTCATATGCAAGACTAGATACTATTGCATATAATACTGAATACATTTTATATACTGGCACAGCTCCAACACCTAATACTTACTACCGAGTGACATCACTTAAGGTAGACTATGGTACAAACGGTGGTCCTACATGGGATAGTGCTGACACAACTGCCGAAAAATCTGGTAATGGTTTATTCTCATTTTCAGGTGATGCTGATAATATCAGTGATGCAGGGTCAACTATAAGTGGTACTAATATAACAGAAGGTATTGAAGGTGCTATTGTTATCAACTCAAATCATTATGTTCATAAACAAGAATATAATTGGGAGAATGGTTCTCATGGTACTAGAGATCAACAAGGTAATGAGTCTGGTACTACTTCAGGAAGTTCAGAAGACTTCTTAGGTTTTACACAGATTTATAGAACACGTTATACTGCTACAGTAACTTTAAGAAATGGCGGTATCATAAAAGGTACTGAAGCACAAGCTAAGGCTTGTTATATTGATGTTACTATTGAAGGTGTGTCTTATAGAGTTTCTGTTGAAAACGTAGAACCAGTTAAAACTTTTCAAGGTGTATCAGGTGTTGGTTTTTTTAAAACACCACGTAATCCTGACCAAGGTACACTAAGTATGGCTACTATACTTAATGGACTCAAGACTTCTGTAGATAGTTCTTTAGCTAACGTAAGTGCTGAAGTTATTGGTAGTGGTTTGTATATGAATGGTACAGCAGCAGATAGTGTTAACTTCTTAGGGGGTGCTATCAATGAAAACATGAGTATCATTGGACAACGAGCGCAAGATATCTCAAGACTACCAGCTATGTGTAAACATGGTTATGTAGCCCAGATTTCTAATACTGAAGATGTTAATAGTGATGACTATTATGTAGAATTTAATGCTGATAACGGTACTAAAGGTGCTGGTAGTTGGGAAGAATGTGTAAGACCACACAACTTCTCATCAGGTAGTGACACTATGATTAAGGGTTTAGACCCCGCAACCATGCCACATGCTTTAGTTAATAATCGTAACGGTACGTTTACATTTAAAAAGCTAGATGAAACTACAGCTAATGCTGATAATACTGATAACTATTGGCAGTATAGACAAGTAGGTGATAACACTTCTAACCCTTTCCCTAGTTTTAATGGTAAAGAAATTCAGACAATATTTTTCCATAGAAATAGATTAGGATTAATTGCTAATGAACAGGTTGTCTTAAGCCGTCCTGGAGATTATTTTAATTTCTTTATTGTTTCTGCTATTACTGTTTCCGATGATAATCCTATTGATATTACTGTTTCTGATATTAAACCCGCTTTTATAAACCACACTATACCTATTAATAAAGGTCTGATGTTATTCAGTGATAATGGGCAGTTCCTACTGTTCACTGAGTCTGACATTTTTAGTAGTAAAACAGCTCGTTTAAAAAAAGTCTCTAGTTATGAATGTGATAATTCGATTAAGCCTATTGACATGGGAACATCAATTATGTTTGTATCCAATGTCGGGGCTTACTCTAGAGTATTTGAAGCAACTATTTTAGATGATGATATACCACCAAGAATTGTAGAACAAACTAGAGTTGTTCCTGAATATGTACCTAAGAATATAACCTTATGTTGTAATTCTACAGCTGTAGGTCTTGTTACTTTTGGTACAAAAAATTCCTCAGAGATTTATCATTATAAATATTTTGATTCTGGAGATAAAAGAGATCAGTCTTCTTGGTACACTTGGACACTAAAAGGTACATTACAACATTCTTGTTATACTGCAGGTAGTTTTTATACTGTAGTTTTACAGGGATCTGACTACATGTTAAATCGACATGAATATGTAACGGATGCTGTTGCTGGTAATAGTTATACTGTAGGTGGGATTACTGCAAATGTAGGTTCTCCTTTACATACTGCTAGATGGTTTGAAGCATGTTTAGATAACCTGACATTACCAACAAGTATGGCTTATACTGCTCAAACTACTACTGCAGGAGCAAAAAGTGTAGTCACTTTACCGTATAATCCTATATCAGCAGATTATTATCTTGTAGCTTTATCAGGAAATGATACAGCAGGTAACCCTGTAGCGGGTACTGTATTAAAAGCAGACTCAGTTTCTACTAATACAGCTACTTTTCAAGGTGAAAATCTAACAGGATGGACTTATGTATGTGGATATCCTTATACTGCTATAATAGAACTACCTAATTATTACTTAGCTTTACAGGAAAATAAGTATGATGTCGATGGAGAACTCAGAATTGCAGGTATCAACTTTAATATGGGTGTGTCTGGTCCAATGGAGTTTCATCTATCCTCAATTTATGCAGATATGGCTGATTATATCCACTATGAGACTGGTATGACAACTAACTCCAGTAATTATGGTACAGTCCCATCTAAATTACAGAAAGAAATTAGAGTACCTATACAGAAAAAGAATGAAAAGTATAAGTTACAAATAAAAATACCCGACCCTTTTTCCACCGCCTTAATCTCAGCTTCTTGGGATGGCAACTACAACCAAAAACGACATGTACGTAGGTAAATACATACAGCCCTGCACTCCAGAATTAGCTTTGGAGGTAGGGCTGAACCTTCGTTGGGAAGACCGACGTGAGGTAGAAGAAACAACAGGTATGTATGCTGAAGCTATTATGATTCAATCATACTTCAATTCCGCATATGATCAATGTGTATATTTTAAGGTTCCCAACGGCAAGGCTGCTGGAGTGGCAGGTGTTTCTCCACAGAATGTTATATGGATGTTATGTACTGATGCTAGTACAGAATACCCACATACATTTATTAGAGAAGCAAAACGCTGGGTAAACTCTTTATCCAATCCTTATTTAATGAATCACGCTGACATGCGGAATGTTGCTCATATCAAACTACTTAAGCTTTTAGGCTTTAAATTTATCAACTATCATGTTCACAATGGTGTCCCTCTAATTGAGTTTATTAAACTATGTGTGAACCAACCCTCTTAATATCAGCAGCGTTGGGTGGTGCTCAAGCCATGTCTGGCATGCAGCAGCAAAATCGAGCACACCGTGCTCAAGTAGCTGCCGTGGATCGAAGCAATTCGATGGCACGAACTAAATACTTAAATGATATTCAAATATCTGCTTATAATGATCAGCGTAAAGGAGAAATATTCTCTGCTAAATTAAAAGCGGATGCTGCATCTCGTACAGCTTATGCTAAACAACGAGATATTAACCAACAAGAAGCTAACAGAGCTTCTGAATCGGTTCAGCAAGAATTAGCAGAAAAAATTAATGAAGCCCAGTTTGAATCGCAAGCAAACATGGCAAAGGCTATCCAAGCACAAGGTAGTGTATTGGCAAGTGGCCAGCAAGCAGGACAGTCAATGATGCTCGACTTAATGCAAGCAGAAAGAGAAGCTGGATTTGAACAAGCTCAGATCAATGCTACGGTATATGATGCTACTAGAGCTTATGGTATTAAACAATACGGAGTTGCACTCGATCAGTATTCTGCTGATGTTGCTGCTGGAAATCAAATTCAAACAAGTGCTTCTATTGCACCTGGCGCATCCTTCATGACAACGAAACCAGTCAAACAAGCTTATCCAGAGAAACCATCCTCACTTGGTCCTATACTCAGTGGTATCACTACTACAATTGGTATGGGTTCAGCTATTGGTGGAGAAGGATTCTGGGGTGGTAAGTTAGATAAATGGTTCCCTAAAAAAACAACGTAACAAATGGCTTACAAACGTAGTACTCAGGCGACAGGTTTTAGACAACGGACTGCGCCTGATGTCTCTAAGGAGATAAACTCACAAGCAAAACAGATGGATGCGAATAGAATCGCAGCTGTCAAAGATATGGAACGACAGTCCAAAGCACAAGTCGTTGAAATGCAAAGGCAAGATACTCTTGCTACAACTAAAGATAAGTATGAATTAGGCAATCTAGCAAAATTCAGTAAAACTTTAAATACGTTTTTACAAGAATCAGGTAAAACTTTTGGTAAAGCTTATGTAGAAAAGAAGCAACTAGAAGGTGTTGATTTAAGACGTAAAGTTCGAGCAGGAGATGAGAAAGCTACAGCTAAAGTTGAGTTAAATGAACAACAACTTGATGAAATAGAAAAGAAAATTGCTGAACAAAAGACTAAAACCCAAAATGCAGGTGATAACTTTGATGCAGTTTCAGCTAGAGCAACTCTTGAAGATAAATATCGTGCCTTAAATCTA